ATCAAGGCACCACGCTACCAGGCCGACCAACTGCCGGATCTGCGCGCGGAACTGGTGCGTCTCTACGGCAGGCATGTGCACGACCACACGATGGTGGCCGTGCTGCTGGTGGCGATGGGGCTGCTGGACATGGCGGAGGCGATGGCAGTTGAGCTGGCTGCGTTGCGAGGCGTGGCGCAGGACTATGCCGTCTAGGAGACGGCTCGTCAAGGAGGGGGGCTCTATGGCACTCAATGACTCGGTGGCTTTCTCTGACTGTCCCGACTGTCGTGCTATATCAAGCGGGCGGTGCCCGAGACACCCGCTGGTCTATGTGACCGGATCCACAGGTGCGATGTCTATCGCCAATGTCGAAGTCAAGGGCCTGCTGGAACTCCGGGTCGAGGCTCTTGAAGGACAGGTCACGCACCTTCAGGCCCTGATTTCGGGTCTGCTAAACGCAAGGGGGCATGAGTGGGGGGGGCTATGACTGAGATGGAGCGACAGGAGAGAGAAACTAGACCCGCAGTATTGAGATTTGTCCGCGAAGTAGTAGACAACGGCTTGATGCGCGTAGTCGCCGCCAGCAAAGAACGGTCCATGTCGGGGCACTTTAACGGCGTGGCGCTGAGGTCTTTTGTGATGGCCGGTCGCGTGATGTTCACGTTAGAGAGCGAGGGAGGTACCGTCAGTCTGCTTGGTCAGGAAGAGGACACGCGAGATTATAAGAAGCACTATAAGAGCTTCTTCGGTGAGGACAAGCGTACAGAAAACTTTCATCGGGTGGGACTTCACAACCTGGAATGCACGGTGGGGGCTGCCAACCACATGATCGGCGCCGTGTGCGACGGGTGGCCTACGAAACCTGCCGAACAAAAGCACCAGTTCCACAACGACCCTGAGGTGACTCTTGATGTCTTGGCGGGGATAGACAAAAAGGAGACTAGATGACTGGCCAACCCGAACAACCGGTGGCGACCCCCTGCGCATGGTGTGGCGGCCTGATGCCTCAGGATGGCTCTGTTGAGTGCCCGACATGCCGGGAGTCGGACCAAGCAACGCGCATGAAACGCCTCCTGGCGTGGGCCGTGGTCTGTGCGCAGCAGCAGATCGTGGGGCTGGTGCAGAGCAACCAACTGCCCGCTACCGTGCAGCTCGCCTGTGCGGTCATGTGGCCGATGGCGCATAAGGAAGAGCGCTTTCTGTTCGTTGGTCCACAGCCGGGGCAGTGGCAGATCTTCCAGTCACTCTCGCCGGCAGCGAAACAACGCATGGACGATGGTGGCGCATTCCAGCAGTGGCAATCGCTGCAGCAGTTGCACCTGCAAGTAGGCTTCCGCTGTGGATTCATGGTGCAGGTCGAGCATGATGCGGGTGCGACTGGCGGCACGGGCATCGTGCTGCCGAACGGGCATATACCGGCAAAGCGGCCGGTGCGTCGAGCATAAGGGGGGTTGGTGATGAACGAGTCACTGGGCGTCGAGATCGAGGCACAGAAAGCAGAGATCGCGGATCGCGAGGCACAGCGGGACCACGCTCGTGCAGTAGCAGAGGAACTGTGGCGCGTGGCGTCGTGCTACGCCTACACCATCCAGCCTCGTGTGTATTTTGCCGATCTTCCTGAACCAAGCGACGGTTGGATGGTCGGGGATGATGTTGGTTCTTACAGCCAGGATCTGGCAGAAACCCAGTACAAGCAAGCGAGTCAGAACTTGAAAGAAACCCACACGAGTATAGCGAGCCAGTTGGTCGTAGAAACCCAAAGGTAGAAAGCGAGCCACGGCGGGGCAGCACCCCAAGCAAAAAGAGCGGGCCACAGGACGTTAGGAACCCAGAACGGTGGAGCGAGCCACAATCGACAAGAAACCCAAAGGTCACGAGCGAGCCAACACCAACAAGAAACCCAAAGAAGAGAAGCGAGTGAGTCTTTCGCAGCAGGGGGGATCGGTGGAAAGCCAGACAAAGCAAGCCATGAAGACTCTGGTCAACACGTTCTATATGATGCAGAAGCTACGCATCCAAACCGGCAATCGGATCTGCCGCAACTTCACTGCCCAGCTCGGTCAGGAAGACGGCATGCCGCAGGACGAGTTGACGAGCGATGCGAAGGACACGCTCGACACCTTGAAGGCAGAGCATAAACTTCTCGCTTCCGCCTTGGCGGGCAGCATCAACATCAAGAAGCGGCGCGCGCTACTCGATGAGCATGCCGGCATTCTCAGCACGCCCTATGAGTACGCGATGGTTGAATCGTACGTGGATTTGGAACATAACGAGGAACGGCTCGGGCGTGAGATCGCCGCGATGGTCGCTGAGCATCCGCTTTGGGATGGATTCCTTCAGGATGTGAAGGGTATCGGTCCTATCCTCGCTGCGGTGATCATTGCAGAGCTTGACCCGTCTGCGCCCTATCCCTCGTCATTCTGGAAATACGCCGGCCTTGACGTGGCAGACGATGGCGCGGGCCGCTCTCGCCGCGCCGAGCACCTCGTCACCCGCGCGTACACCAACAGGGAGGGTCAGCCGGCTGAGCGGCAATCTATCACTTTCAATATGTTCCTCAAGACAAAGATGATTGGCGTCGCGGGCCCCTGTCTGCTTCGTGCTGGCGGGGAGTATGCCACGGTGTATCGAGATTACAAGCATCGACTGGAGAATAGACCCGATGTGGGCCTGACGGCGGAAGCTGTGAAGTGGCCGGGGGCCAGCAAATTGCATCGGCATAACATGGCAATGCGGTATGCCGTGAAGATGTTCCTCAAGGATCTTCATTCGCGGTGGCGTGCTATCGAGGGACTTGCCCCCAGCCTCCCCTACCAGGAAGCGAAACTCGGCTACCACCACGGGCAGGGAGGGTAGGTGAGAATGGCGGTAGCACCGAAGCGGCGGCCGGTTCCACGGCAGATCCTGCTCTGGGAACACCTCAAGCAGCTCGCGCCGCCGCTTGACCTGCAGCACCGCAACGCTGAGGATAGCCGCCGACTTACCGCGCTCGACGAGTGGAACCGCTATCGTATCGACGCTGGACCCGAGGAGACGGAGGGCCTGCTGATGACCAGCGACTGCTCGGAGCCCCTGCGCCTGCACACCATGCGAATGGTTGATCTGCTTGGCGCACCCGAATTGTCACACGACATGTACGTCTACCTGGACGGGTACGAGCGGTGGGTGATGCTCACACCGCGGCAGAAGGCCGTCGCTGAACTGTGGAAGGCGGACCCGCTTGGCTGTATGATGCTGCGTGGTGAGTATGAGGGTATGAGTCAGGCGAGGACGGCTCGTGTGCTGCATTGCTCGCAGTCCAAGGTCAGTCGACATCTGAAACAGGCGCACGAGCATCTCGATCAGCGCACGGCCTATTGGAAGGGTGAGTGCCCTGCCGCACGAACTGCGTGGGATGTTCGCGTGAAAGATGAAATAGTGCTGCTGAAGGAGATGTTCACTAGTGAATGAAGAAGCATTGTTGCGCGCCTTCGCGGTGTTGCGACTGCAGGTAGACGATGGTTCATTCTGGGGGGAAGACGGGTTTGGCCCGCATTTGGGTGATGTAGATGATCCCACGACATTCAACCACGAATGGGAACACAAGCGGGTGATTGGGCCGAATGGGCTACGAGATCTGAGCAAAGCACCGATATATGAGTGCCAGGACTGCCATATCATCGTGCCGGAAAAGATGGTGGCTGTAGAACGGCGGCCTTTATATGGCAGGGACACAGAGGGAACGACACAACAAATCCAACCGGACATTCCTGCCGGCCAGGAAGACTGCCCCGTCGCACGAGCTCTATGGGAAGATAAGGTGGAAAAGGAAGTAGCAGCGTTGAAAGAGCGGTTCGCCCGTGAGATCACATGATTGTACAAAGCCGGATGGAGAATAGAGGGACTCTTGACGTGCACGCTTCTTCATGCACATAATACATGTGGATAAACTATCTCTTCAAGCCGCTCGACTCCCCGTCTGAGCGGCGTTTCCTTTGTCCCGCGCAGGCTCTCCGGAGCCACGAGGTTGCGACGATCGAGGCGGTTCCCAATTCCCCCGGGCCATGCCGAAGGGTATCCGTACAGGCTGGCACAGTCGCATAAGTAGGTTATCGTTATGGCCCTTACTCTCAAGCAGCAACGCTACACCACGGCGTACCTAGGACCAGCTAAGGGCAACGCGACGGAAGCAGCGCGGATTGCTGGGTACCGAGATCCCGAGCAGTCTGGCTGGGAGAACAGGCACAACCTAGAGATTGCCGCGCGCATTGAGGAGCGCTTGCTTGCCGAGTCGCTGTCCAGCGGGGAAGTGCTGGCCGAACTGACCGCCATTGCGCGGGCTGGGTGGACCAACTTCGTCCGGGAGCGCACAGACTACAAGGGCGAAGTGATATCAGCCACGCTGGATCTGGGCGATAAGGTCAAGGCTCTGGAATTGCTTGGCAAATACCACAAGCTCTTCACGGACAAGACGGAGCACTCGGTTGATGCAAACTTCCTTGACGCGCTCCGCGCCTTCGCCACTGGTGCTGACGAGTCTGGATCGGCAGGGTCTCCAGAAGCTTCGGACTCAGCCTGACCAGTTCATCCGCGTGTGGCTTGGCGGCGACCTCTGGGCCAAGCAGATCGAGATCGCGGAGTCGGTCCGCGACCACCGGCGCACGGCGGTCAAGAGCGCCCACTCGGTCGGCAAGTCGTTCATATCCGCGCGGATTGGCGTGTGGTGGCTCCATGCTTGGCAGCCATCCGTCGTACTCACGACCGCCCCAACTGGGCGCCAGGTGACAAATATTTTGTGGAGGGAGTGGCGCACCGCAGTTGCCAAGACGAAGCTCCCGCTGCTTGGCCGCTGTCTGGTGCAACGGCACGAGATCGCACCGGACTGGTACGCGATCGGCTTCAAGGCCGCGGACACGGACCCAGACGCCTTCCAGGGCTTCCATAGTCTCAAGCCGCTGGTGATCGTGGACGAGGCGGCCGGCGTGCCCGAGACCGTCTTTGACGCACTCGACGCCGTGATGAGCAACCAAGACGCACGCATGTTGCTGATCGGTAACCCGACCAACCCGGCCGGCACGTTCTACAACGCCTTCCACAAGGACCGCGCGCTTTACCACACCATTAGCGTGACCGCCTACGACACGCCCAACTTTCAACCCGGCGCGCGCCAACGGCCCTATCTGGTCAGTCCCCAAGCCGTGCAGGAAGAGATCGACAAGCACGGACCCGACTCGACCTGGGTTCGCTGTCGTATTAATGCGGAGTTCCCTGAGGGCAGTAGCCAGGGCTTGATCCCACTGGCCTGGGTCGAAGCAGCCAACGAGCGGCGCATCGAGCACGAGTCCGGCGATATCGAGGCCGGCCTGGATATCAGTCGTGGGGGCGATGACGAAACTGCGCTGTGCATCCGCCGCGGAATCCAGGTACTTGAGCAGCATGCATGGAGTGGGCCCGAGACGCGTGACCTGATGGCCACGGTCGGCAAGGTGCGAAACCTGCTGGCGCCATACCCGACGCTCAAGGCGATCAAGGTGGACGTGATCGGTATCGGCGCCGGCGTGTATGACCGGATGCGTGAGCTCGGCTATCCGGCTATCGCGGTCAACGTCGGATCGGCCAGCAGCGACAAGTCTAAGTGGTCAAACCTTCGCCACGAACTCTACTGGTCCATGCGCGAGATATTCCACGACGGCGCGATCGCTGGCCCGCTGGACGAACTGTGCATGGGGCAACTCGCGGACGTTCGGGCCAGCTATGACTCGGCGCATAGCATGCCGGTGATCGAGAAGAAGGAAGACATGAAGAAGCGACCCGGCGGTCATAGCCCTGACCGTGCTGAGGCGCTGCTGCTCGCGTTTACCAATCAGGTGCCACATGGGTACGGCCAGGTGGTCTATGCCGGCGAGCGTAGTTCCATCAGGGTACCAGCGCCAGCGGAGGACGGCTGGTGGTCTAGACTCGGGAATGAGTAAAAATAGAAGGAAGCAGCAAGTATTTCCTCCTGCTGCTTCCCGCCTCTGGTTTAACTGCCCCAGGCCAGACCTGTCCTTGAGCAGCCCAGCCTGTCCTCATCGGTCCGCGTCGGGTCGCTCCGCACCGCCCCTTGCCATTCCGTGCCCAAGTATCCGTGCTAGGCTGCTTGTTCGTTTCTGTTCAGGAGTTCACGCATCATCGCGAATACCGGCTCTAACTCGGGAAGCATGCGGTACTTGTGTTCGAAGGCTTCCATCTCGCGTTTGGCATCCGCGAACATCTGGGCCTTGTAGTCCGTATCCGAGTAGACATCCGCCGTCAACCGATAGAATCCCTCAGGACCGCGATCCGGTGTCAAGGACACGAACGCTCGTACCTTGATTGGTTCCTGATCGGGGCGCTCAAGCACATGGACCGTAACTCGGATATAGTCGTGTGCCTGGTGAATGCGATACTGCTCCCCGGCGACCGCATCGTCCCATTCAAAGTAGCGATGGAGTGGTGCATCTTCTGGCCTGGCAGCGTTCACCACATCCGCTGGCTTGAGAACCTTGTTATGATCGGCTGCCAGTCTGAGCAGTTCATCGCGTAGTGCGCTCATGCTGCATCCCTATCTTCGATAGTGAAGAGTCCCCAGCCCATGCCGGCGCTCTTCTTGGAATCCGGGCGACCCTCGCCAATGCCGACTTGCTCCCCGACGCGGCTGAGCAGGTTGGTAATGTCCGATGCCGTGAACTGGTCCGCGTCAAACCGGATACGCAGGGTGATCTTCCAGTTGTGATATGCAGGGCGCACGCAGATGTATGGCTCTCCGGTGCTGGTGCGCGCTACGTCTTCTTGTTTGACCGGATCAGCGTCGATACGAACGAGCGGTATCTGTGGCTCCAGTGTGTCCCAGCCGTCGGCGACCACGAAGATCGAGAGTTTGGCCAGCGTCATGGTGAAGCCAACGAGACGACAGGCCGAGATGAGCGCGGCACGGAATGCGCCCGCGTGTACGCCGTCCCAGCCACCCGGACCACGGTAGCGTGCTTCGTTGAAGAGGTCGTCCGTCAGTTTGGCTTCGCGGATCTTGCGTGAGGATGCTGCTTTGCCAGTCTCCATTTTCTGCTTGAACTCGTTCTTAAGCTTCGTCGAGATGCGGTGAACCACCAGCGGTGCGGTGCCCACGAGGGTGAACTCGCCCACTTGCATGTTCGGTGCCTTGATTTGAACTACTGCTTTCCGTGCTGGCATTATCTTTCTCTCCCGCTGATTGGTTAAACCTGCCCAGTCAAGCCCAGCCCAGTCACACCCCGCTCCGCCCCGCCCTGCCTTGCCGGCCATGTAGTGCCTCGCCTTGTCCAGTCGGGCCTAGCCAGCCCGGGCCGCGCCTGCCGTGTTCGCCCAGTCGAGCCTCGTCTAGTCGAGCCTCGCCTTTCCTGCCAATCCGTGCCTCGTTTAGCCTAGCTTTGCCTCTCCCTGTCTCGCCACGCCAAGCCTGCCGTGCATCAGTTACGAATAGCTAGAATACATCTCTCTCCTCTCTACTAATGAGTCCATTATACCACGAAGCGGTGCGCATATGGCGAAGAAACCAGCCACTGGCGATACGTTGCCGGTTGCCGCGCCACTCCCTGGCTCAATCCAGAGCACCATCGAGATCGGAGGTAGACCAGGGGCGCCCAATACTGGGCAAGTTGCCCAAGCGCCCGAGGTGCGCACGCTGCGCTCAGATCCACGCAAAGACTATCTGGCAGCCGTAAACATCGGAACCACTTGGTACCTCAATCTGGCCCGGTCCCTGCCGCCGTACATCGACTCCTTGGAAGAGAAGAAGGGCGTCGATATCTACGAACGCATGATGGCGACCGACCCGCAGATCGCCGCCAATATCAATGTGTTCAAGGCATCGGTGATCGAGAATGGGCCGTCCTTCACCGCGGCTATCAGCGATACCGATAACCCGGACTTCCAGCAGGCTCAGTTCATCAAGGACTGGTGCGCGGCGATCATCACGGATCTGGGCCATTCGATTGACGACATCCTGTGGAATATGACCGATGCGTTTATCGTCGGAAACAAGGTCGCGGAACTCGTCTACGAGTATAGCGATCAGTATTGGCACTTGCCGGCCCGGGAGGACAAGCATGGCAAGACGCTGCCCATACCGACAGAGGCACCAGCGGGAGTCGGCGGCCCACAACTGATCCTGAAGGACATCAAAGTCAAGCCGCGCCGGTCATTGGGTTTCCTGTGCGACGCGTACATGAACATCCTGGGCATTCTAGGCCAAATTCCCGGCAACTTCTATCCGCTCATGCCCGGCATGGTCTACGCCAGCATCGACAACATTCCCAACCTGCTTCCGGCCGAGAAGTTCATGATCCTGGCCTTCCGGCCACACGACTCCGATCCCCGCGGCGTTTCCATGCTGACGCCCGCCTACAATGCGTGGTACATCAAGCAGCAACTCTGGACGGAGTACAGCCGCTTCCTCTCGCAGATGGCTGGCGGCATGGTCCTGGGGCAGCCCAGTCCTTCAGCCGTGCCACTTCAGATCCAGAACGCGGATGGAAGTCCCACCGGCGAGACGGCCACACCGGCCGAGGCCATGCTGCAGGTATTGCAAAAGGCTAAGAACGGCGCCGTGCTGGTTACCGAGTCTGGTTCGACGGTCGATGTCAAGTTCCCGGCTGGTGGGGGTGAAGCGTACCTGCAGGCATTCACGCTGCTCAACCTGGAGATGATCAAGGCCATCCTGCATGTCTCGCTGGCTACGACTGAGGGCGAGCACAACTCGCGCGCCGCCTCCGAGGTGCATGCCGACGTACTTTCCATCCTGATCCGCCAGGCCAAGGGGGCCGTGGAGCGTATGCTCAAGGACGTGCTGCGTCGCATGGTCAAGTACAACTATGGTGAGGACGCGATCCGGTTCACGCCGAATGTCTCGCTCGGTAGCGTGAATACCGCGGATATGGCCAGCCTGATGGCGGTCATCGCCCAGTTGGTGGGATCCGGCTACTTCACCGCAGACCAGATGCCGCAGCTGGACGAGCTACTCAAGCTTCCCGTACGCACGCCCGAGGCGGTTGAGGAACAGCAGCAGGAGGCCGGGACGACCGGGGCATCGCAGCCGGAACCTGGCACGGGCACTGCCAGCCAGACCATCCAGCAGGGGCGCAACCCGCGTGACATGGATCATGCAGATCCTTTGCGACCGGAAGAAACGCCTATTCCCGCATCCGATCACACGTATCTGCCCGCGCGACCTGCAAAGGGGGCAGCCTAGCAAGGGGGCACCATGGCTCCTGCCACAACCACCAAGCCGGGGAAAAGTGCCCAGCAGTCATATCGGGAACGACTGGAGCAAAGCACACGCAGCAGGGCCCTCCAAGCCGCCATTCTCGCGCTACTGGCTGCATCTGGCCGCTGGTCCCTGCGACCCGACTACGCCGCCGAGCGCTTCCGCATTATCCATGCCGGCTCGCGCCGTATCGCGCGTGAGATGGCGCCGTTCATCCTGCGTTCCTTGCCGGGCAGCATTGCCAAGACCGTAGACCTGCAGGCACTCACGAACCAGATTGAGGCACACCTGGCCGCACCGATCTCCGGCTACGTCGAACAGGCGCTACCCGAACTGGCGGCGAAATATACCGGCCGTGCGTTCAAAGACGCCTTGGCGAATCGTGTGGTTCTGATCGTGGCATCGGAGACGCAGCAGGCATTTGTGGCCGTGTTTCGCAGTCTGGCCGGTGATACGGGCACGCTCATTCGGAAGACGACCTCGGGCAATCCCTGCCCACGGTGCATAAAGTTGGCGGGCGAGTACGAGGCACCGTGGCCCGATGACGTTTGGGACGTCCCGCATCCGAATTGCCTTTGTTCATTTCGCATAGTACATACTGTCCAAATGAGTACAGACAGACTGGAGGTCTACAGCATGGCACTGACGAAAGACGGGCTTCCAGCCTCGTCCTATCTCGTCGTGGACAAGCCGGATGAGGTCACGACCTGGCATTTACCGATACGCGATCCGAGCGGGAAGCCGGACCACGGCTTGATGGGCGCCGCACATGCCGCGCTGACGGCCCCCAACGGCTATCGTGGCAACAAATACGATGGGCCGAGCAAGTCGGGGGCACTGGCAAAGCTCCGTGCTCTGTACAAGGCCGAAGACCTGCCGTGGCCCGATACCGCGGCGAGCGCCAATGACCCATACGAGATGGTCGAACGCACTGGCCTGATATTTCGCGCAGCCGAGTACGCTGATAAAGCGGTCACCGTCACCGACGCCGATCTGGCGACTGCCGTTGCCAACTTCACCGCGCCGCTGGATGCGGAGCTCGAGCACATCAACACGGCCGGCGTGAGGACCTTCCTGGACGGCAAACTCGGCCAACTTACGAGCGTCTGGGCCAAGGGGTCGGATCTCTACGGCAAGCTGCTGGTGCCGAAGTGGATGGACCCACTCTGGGCGGAGTTCGGTCGCAAGGTTTCCGTCGTGTGGAATGACAAGACGAAGAGTCTCCGTCGTATCGGCCTGGTGCTCAATCCGCGGGTGGAAGAGGCAACGGTAATGAGCGCGTACACCGCCTTTGCCGCCGGGCAGCACGACACGCCGCATGCCACGGACATCCTGCAGCAGATCCATGACCTGGCCGCAACGGCCGGGGCCATTTGTCAGAAGCCAGAGCAGGCGGCTTCCGCCAATATGGGCGAATCCGAGGGCATGCAAAGGGTGCATGATACGGCGGTCGAGCATGGTGCTATCTGTCCTGGTCTGAATATCCCCAGCGCGCCCGAAGTCCAGCAGTTTCACGTCCTGGCGCAGGGCCAGGCACCCCAACGCGCGTTTGGCGCGGGGGGGAAAATGGTCAGTCCACGGAGGTTTGTTGGTATGCGTCTGGATAGTCTGAAGTTTTGGCGGTCGGTGCCGCGCACCATGCGTGAGGAAGCACGCGATCAAGGTATTCAAGTCCCGGAGGAGGAAGTCTTCTCGGCTATTGACGATGAGGCTGCGTTTGCCGCAGAGGAAGCGCGCCGCGAACAACTGGCAGAACTTGAAAAGGACAAGGCCGTGGCCATCGCTGATCGCGACAAGGCACGGCAGGAACTCTTTGCCGCCACGGCCCAGCGCCTGCAGGGCGAGGCCGCGGCCTTCGCCGACGGGCTGATCACCGGCAACAAGCTCTACCCCGCCGAGCGCGAGTCATTCATCGCCAGCTTTACCCAGGCAGGCATGGACGATGCGACACCCGGCAATGCGATCACGTTTGCCAGCGGTGCGACGGGATCGCGCATAGAGTTGATCAAGGCGCAGTACGCGGCTCGTCCGGCGCATGGACTAACCAAGGAGCAGATCGACGCCCGCGGCAACCTGACCGTGGTAATGAGCGGCGACACGCAGGCGGACGGCCCCGACGGCTACAGCCACGAGAAGCTGCTGAGCATGACCGACGCCGGCAAGAAATTCCTCTCCATGAAGAAGCACGCCTGACCGGTACGCCAGCCAAGTCCCCTATCTGCTCATGACATACCCGGCGCGCGTACCGCGCCGCTAAGGAGGTTCCCACATGTCGCTCAAGCCCCTCATGACCTTTGGTCAGAGTCAACTGCAGCCGTACTACGATCCAAAGAACGCCCGCGAGATCCCAGTTAACCTGGTGGCCGGCACTTATCTGCCGGGTCAGGTGCTCGGCCAGGTGACCGACGTGCCGGTTGATGCCGTGCAGACCATCACCACTACCGGATCGCCGACCGGCGGCACGTTCACCTTGGCCGGCCAGCCGATAACCTACCCCGAATCCGCGACCACGGACCCGCTTTCTTCGACATGCACCGTGGCGCAGATGCAGGCAGCCATGGACGCCTTGTATGGCGTCGGCAACACCATCTGCTCCGGTACCGCATTGCCGGCCGGCTCTATTGCTATCACCTTCACCGGCGATCTGGCGGCCCAGCCAGTCACGGCATTGACGACGATCGACACTGGCTTGACCGGGGGCAGCACGCCGCACTCCGTGGTCACGCAGACCACCGTGGGTGTGGGCAATACGGGCAGTTACGGCGCCTATGCCACCGGCCACGGCGACGGCACGCAGTTGCCCAAGGGGGTGCTGCGCTACGGCTGCACGGTGGATTCGGCGGGCAACATTTCGATCAGCAATGAGATCCCCGGCCTCACGCAGCTCTCGGCCCCGATGTTCTGGGCCGGTACCTTCCGGACGGATGATCTGGTTGGCCTCGATTCAGGCGGCCTGGCGGCGTGGGTCGGCGCGCACTTGGTCGAAGGCACGATCGTCAGCGGCGTGGTAGTCATTCCTGCGTAATTCAATGGTCTGGAAAGTTCAGGTGCGCGCGAGAGCCAAGCAGTTCTCGTGCCTTCGCATCATAGGCACGGGCGGCTTCTTCTGCGGTGGCGTAGTAGCCAATGTAGTGTGTTTTGCACTGCTGAGTGATTACGGCACGATACCTGCCAGTTTGAGGGTGAGGGCCCCAAACGCCGTTGAATCCGGTTCGATTGGTTGATATCAGGACGCTTCGTGTAGGTGCCTGGGCACTGGCGATTGGCGCATCACTTGATAGGTACGAATCCGCACTAGTCCGTGCAAACTCCCCGTGGGCCAATGTAGCTGCTTGGTCGTATGCGGCGGCCGCCTCCAATTCGGTGCGAAACACGCCAATGTGGCGAATGGCACCATTGGCACGCAGTTGGGCACTCCATGGGTTTCGTTTCCTGTTCGTGGCGTAAACGCCCTTGTAGCCCGACGAATTGTTCGCGTAGCGCGTCGTGTTGGCCTTGTTCTGCGACGCTGTAGCACTGCGCATGTTGCATCGCCGGTTGTCCAGTCCATCCCCATTTTCGTGATCCACCAGCACATCAGTATCGATACCCATCAAAAGCCGGTGCATCAGCAGGATCCGTCGTGTTCCATCTGGCATCGATACTGAGTGGTTGGCGGCATACCAGAGTTCCCGATGCTTGGTGCGCGATTGGCGCATGGCATACCACCGCAAATGCCGCACGAGCGGCCAATCTTCCTCGTCTATGATCGCTTGTTTTCCCTGAGTCAAGAGAACGGCGATGGTGCCCATAGAGCCTCCTTTTGGATGGATGATCAGGCACCTTAAGTATACTCCGTTGAACTGGAGGCTAACAAGTGGCTAGCGATTATGCATACCCGGTAGTCCAGCATTACAAGGAGATCGAGAGTGACCTCCTACCGATTTTGACTGCGGACAATCCATGCTTCGACCTGTTCCCAATCGAAGATGATATGGACGACGTGCTTCGGTGGGAACAAATGGACAACATCAAGGGCCTGCAGATGGTCCGCGGCTTGAACGGCGAGCCGGGCAACATCACGCGCGTCGGTATGAAGGATTGGGTGGTCACGCCCACCGTCTACGGCGAGATGGGCAATGTAGACGAGCGCGAGCTGACCAAGCGGCGTAAGTTGGGCTCGGTCAACGAGAAGATCGATATCACGGATATCATCGCCCAGATCCAGACCCAGCAACTCACCCGCGAGTTGGCTCGTATGGCCCAGATTTGCTGGACCGTAGCGACCAGCGGCACGTACAGCGTGTACAACCGGGACGGCCAGATTGTCAGCAGCGACAGCTTCCCGATCCAGACCTACACCTGTTCGCCGGGTTGGGGCACAGTTCTAACCGCGACCCCGTTGCTCGACCTGCGTGCCATGAAGCTGTTGGCCCGTGGACACAGCGTGGATTTCGGCTCCAAGGCCACGATCTATATGAATCAGGGCACCGCGAACAACGTCCTGGGCAACCAGAATGCCGCCGATCTCTTCGGACGCCGCGGTATGTACGGGGCAACCTTGAACAGCATCAAGAGTGACAACGCTATTCTGATGGAAAACGGCCTGCCGCAGATCGAGGTCTTTGACGGTGGCTATATTGACGACACCGGCAAGTTCACGCTGTACATCCCGAACAACAAGGCGGTGCTGTCCGGTCTGCGTCCGAATGGCGCCCCGGTCGGCCGCTATCGTAGGACCTTCAACGCTGTCAGTCGCGGCACTGGCTCGTACATGGTGATCAAGGAATACGAGGACGAAGTACCGCCCAAGATCACCGTTCAGCGGGGTCACAGCGGCGGACCAGTTTTGTACTGGCCCAGTTCGCTCGTGATGATCAATTGCTAAGCATACAGCGCGCGTGGGGGCCATTCTGCTTGCCGGCATGACCCCTTACTGCGCGAGAGGGGCCAACATGGCAGTCAAGGCCACTGTGGAAAATGCCGTCGAGAAAGCATGGGTCGTGGTGCACGGCGGGGTTAGCCGGTTCTATCGCGGCGAGATCGTGACGCTGGCGCATCTCAAAGGCGGAGTGGATCGGGAGGTCGATATCGATCGACTGCTTCGACTCGGCGCCATTGCACCGGTCGACAGCACGGAAGCAAACAAGGTGATTGAGGAAGCCGGCACGGACGCCGAGTCTGCGTCGGGCACGAAGGTCGGCACGATGCCACCTATGCCTCCCGTGGATGTGACGAACAGAACGCCCATACCCACGGCTTAAGAAGGAAGGGCAGCAGCATGGTGTTTCTTCTGAGTCCCGGCAATGACACGGACGCCGTGCGTGCGCTGCTGCTGCCTACCCAGGATCCCGAGGACCTGACTACGCTCGTACCGGATACGACGATCCTGCTGCCCAGCGTCGGTGGTCGTGCCGAGGCCATCGTCATGCAGCGCCTGGGTAACGACTGGCCGATGTTTGCCAACTACCTGGCCAACCGAATCTTGCCAGCTTATTATGCGCAAGGAAATGCGGCGCTGGCCTATCAACTCTGTCACGACGCGCTGACCGCGTTCTGTTGTTGTCAACTGATCGCCTTGGGTGTGCCGCAACAGATAGTGGCCGGCTCTACCAGCATCGACAGCGTATCTAGTACGTATGCTATCGATTGGGAGAAACGCCGCGCCGACCTGGAGAAGCAGGGCTACGATGCGCTGAACCTCCTGCGCCGGGCCTTTCCCATTCCCGGCCGACAGTTCCTCAGTCCCGCGGGTGGCGCGGCCGGTCAGATGCTCGATGGTATCCAGCCGGACCCGGACTATCAGCCGTTCTACGACATGGACGGGGATCGACGTCCCGAACCGTGGCGTCGTGATTACGACCGTCACTGGTAGGAGCGAGCATGCTTCGACGCAATGCCACTATCTCGTCCGTCACGGTCGATGGGGCACCCGTATTCACCAATCGGCGCGTGCTCATGCAACATGCGTCCGTGCAGGCCCAGGTGACCGGCGTGGAGATCATGCCGGAAGCCTCGACGGCCATGGCGCCAATGCTGGACTACGAAGTTACCGATCGCAGGGATAGTTTGGCGAACGGATCGACCCCCGGCTGGGCGCGCGGCGATATTGTCACGTTTGAGCGTTTCGGCAGTCGCAGCAGCCCCCCCAACGCCAACCCATTTCACGTGATGCGTACCTACGAGGTACAGGTACCAGGCCAGACCGTCAAGAATGTGGTCAAGGTCGCACTAAGCCGCCTGGACATGTTGACGCAGACCGTCACTTGGTGGCCGGCACTGCGCGCGACCACCGCTGCCGCTACCCGTGCCGCGTCCTATGATGCCAATCGCCAGCAGGTCATGAGCGCGGCCGGTACGGACAAGGGAATCGGCTGGACCTGGGTCGATACCTCCGTGACGCCCCATGTGGCCTACAACGGCTACGGACCGAAGCGGACCATCACCATTGCTATCAACGAGTATGCGACGATGACGGAGATGGACGACAGCGGTCTCATATCCTACGAGCATCCCGTGTTGCTGATTGAGGAGCCGTCTCCATTCGAGTTTGCGAAATATGACGTGATCGGGCTCGCCGATGGGCGCCGCCTCGTGGTCGCCGATCTGCAGCACAAACTGCAGCGTGACGGTGTGGTACTGGCCACGCTGATCATGACGGAGCAGCGCGCGTCCGACAACATGGTCTATGACCTGACCTAACGTAGCGATAAGGAAACACCATGAACCTGACCGATCGCACGGCCGCGTTGGCGGCCCAGAAGCAAGCACTCGACGAGCAGATCGCGGCCATCGACGCGCAATGCGCGCAAGCCACAGCTGCCTTTGAGACGCAAAAAGAGCCGATCCGCAAGCAGTTGGATGTGGTGGCCGTGCAGGCTGCCTATCTGGCTGATATGCTCAATGATCCGGATAGCAACGTGCCGGTTGCCGATCCCACACCGGAGGAAGCGGCACCGGCGCCGGTCGACGCCACGACCGTGGAGGATGTGCCGACCCAGTAGGCGCAGGCGCCCGGCGAGAGGAACGAACTATGGCAGACGATCTGCGTACCGTGCTGTCTCCGCTTGCCAACAGCGCCATGGCTGACTACATGATGGCCCTGATGCCGGCCTGGGCAGCGGCCACGCGCGAGGCAGCGCCAGTCCTGACGGGCGCGCTGGCCGGATCCGTGCGCGCTGTGTCGACCGGTCCGCTCTCCTGTGAGTTGCGCATGCGCTTCTACGGCCGCTTCGTGCAGGGCGGCCATGCGGTGGGGAACTGGAATACCAGCGCCCGCCGGCACGGGCCGGGATCCGCCGCCTATAACCGCCGGCATCCGCTCAAGACTACCGGCTTTGTGGCAGCCAACCCTTTCATCAGCCGGGCCATCACGGTGATGCAACCCTCCGGCGAGGTGCCCCCCTCGCTGGTGGCGATCTTCAAGGCCGTGGCCGAACAGGCACTCGCAGAGGCCATGACCGGCAAAGGCTAAACATGACTCAGGTGATTCAGGGCATGACACAGGCCGCCGAAGGACTCATGATCACCTGCCTGCAATCCATCTTTCAGAATCCCTCCGTGCAGATTCTGGACAATGCACAGAATGTGCTGACCGTCGATCTGCGCGCGGTCGCCGCCGACAACCCGCCGCAGAACCCACAGATTCTGGTCGGCATCGAGGACGGGCCGACCGGTTGGCTGAATGAAGCAGGCATGGTCGGGCCGAACGCCGCAGGCACCGCGTCGAACGCATTCGCGCTGATGCCGGGCGCCAAGGTCGTGTTTATCATCGATGCGCCGTTGGCATCGGTGCGAAAGTTCCTCAAGGATCGGCTGCGCTGGGACATACTCACCGCGTATGCCGTGGCCAACGGGCGCGTGATCCCGTCCTATTTGCTGCGCGCACTGGCCGGACGTGGTATTTCCCCAAAGCGTGGACCACTGCTGTTTGATGCGCCGATCGATGATCCAATCAATCTGGATCGGATGCGGCCACGCCCGCAGGGAATGGTCTTTTCCTCTTTGCTCCGGATGAACGTCGATCTGCAGATCAGTTGGTCGACCCCGGTCAACCCACCGCCGCAAATCACGGTCAATCTCGCGCCGCTTCCGCCTGGGCAGGAACTTGCGTTACCGCCCATTGTGCTCATACCACCCAGTTCGTGACTACTCCCCAGCCCTAAAGGGCGGGGCACTCTGGGCAGTTTAGTAGGAGGTCGCCATGTCCGCCCCTGTCTTTGGCATTTCGGTTCAGAACACTACCCCGCAGCCGCCGACGACATCGGCCGCCGCGACGACGCGCCGCATGGCCATCCTCGGTACTGCAGGAAGCGGCCCGGCTGGCTGGACGAAGATCACGCCGGCCCAGGCCGCCAGGTTTGGCAATGCGAACGCCAGCCTCGGCTACTCTCTGCCGCTATGCCTGGCCGAAGCATTTAGTCAGAGTCCGGAAAACAAGGCATATGATGTGGAATACCTTGTCGCGCGGACGCATACTACGAGCGCTACGGCCAACCTGGTCGATGGATCCGCGTATCCCGTCGTAGCCCTGACGGCGCAGGGCACCATGTCCGGAAGCGCCGGGAACGCGCTCAGCGTGGCATCGACGGGCCCCCAGGTGATGGTTAATCGTATCCAGATCGGCAATGGCGCGCATAACGAGATCCACCAGATCGCCATCTATGCGGCGTCCGGTGCCTCAGGCACGTTCACGCTGACCGGCAAGGACTACCAGGGGGTTTCGTTCACGACCGCAGCAATTACCTATTCCGCCACGGCCGCGACTATGTCAACGAACATCCAGACCGCACTCAATACAGCATCGCCGGGGGGGTATGGGTCGGCTGCTGTCGCCGTGGCCGTTGCCACAGTTCCCCCGACTGCCATTGCCGGTGCCGTCTATTTTAACGTGACCTTCTCCGGTACAAACTACAAGAACGCCACTTGGGCACCGGCCAATATGGGCACGGATTCGCTCACCGGCGGCACGGGTGTGGTCCCTTTGCAGTCGATTGTCGTTTCCCAGTCCGGCGCGCCTGTCCAAACCATCACCTTTGGTCCGAGTTGCGACCTCTCCACCGTGGACGGCATTATCAATGCCTTCACGGCGGCCAATCCGACCGGGAGTGCAAGTGCCGTACTCGTGCCGACCAATGTGGCTGCGGATCCGTCTTACTTCCCGGCAGCGCAACTTGCCACAAGTTTCGCGGGCGGCAGCGATGGCCTTGGCGGCACGGTGGCCAACGATTCCGGCGGGACCATTGCCGCGCTGCTGGCCGACCTCGCATCGAACAACTATGGCGAGGTGCATCTGGTGGCCTGCGGCTTCGACGCCAACAGCATTACGGCACTCGCCACAGCCGCGGCGGCAGCCGGCGAGGGGAATAACGTGCACCTGAAGTTCGTGCTCGGGCCATCGTCCAGCGTGCCGAAGGCCACGCTCACCAGCTCATACCAGATTGCCAATACAGGCCGCGTGACGATCATCGGCGTCTCCAAGATGCCGGGATCGTGCGTCAACGGCACGTTACCCGGCTACGCTATCGCGGCCGGCGTGGCAAACATGGCGGCTATGACCAGCGCCGAATTCAATCTGTGGAATCGGCCGGTTTCCGGCGTGGTGGCCACGTGGCCAGTGGATAGCGCCACGAACGCCAAATACACCCCGGGCGATATCGACGCCATCGCCAACGCGCACATGACGCCGCTGCGCTACGACCGCGTGCAGAATGCGCTCGTGGTGGATCGATTCCTGACCACGGCACCGAGCCTGGACAGTTACGGCAGTCCCAATCCGTTCATCTACTTCAGCGTGCAGGACTGCTACGACATGCTGGCGCGGCAGTTGTATGAAACGCTGTACCCCGTGATTGGCGATCCGGATGCGGCGCTCGCCGACGTCACCGCGCAGATCGACGGCCTTTGCCAGGCGGTCTTCGCATCGACCTATAAGCGCTACCACAATGGCGCGTACGAGTCGAGCACGTTTGACCCCACGACGAACCCGCCGTCGGTCACGATTTACGCCACGTTCGGGCCGCGTTTGCCTATCGGCAAGATGGTCATCTACCTGGCCGCGCAACCCGGCTATAGCAGCTAAGTATCATCCTGCACGCCGCACGTCCCTTGTTGGCAGCGAGCCCCCTGGTTGATCCTGGGGGCTCCCAATTTTGATGGGAGCACTCCACAATGGCAACTGACACGTTCAACGGCCTGGCCAACCAGGTTCCGACTTTTCCGGTTTCCGACGGGACGAACGGCACGCTCGACAATCTCAAGTCCTGCCTGTATATCAACATGTGGCTATTGGGCCCGTCGGCGAAAACCGGCGTCTTTGTGCCCGGCATCAAGTTGCTGAACGTGAAGGAGGATGACCCCACGACGCTTGAGGCATTTGCCGGCACGCAACGCCAGGAGCGCGTGATTCATCCGCGGTCGTTCCTCGGCACGTTCACGCGGGCGCAATTCATCATGACGCCGCTGAAAGAGATTATCCGGCACTCCTACGCAATGAAGGCAGGTGCTGATATTCGTCTGGCGCGGCTGACCTGCGGCGTTAAGATCCAATTTGCGCTCTATGACGAGACCTTTACGAACAAACTCGATACGGAGGTGTGGCGCTATGATGAGTGCACGTTCACGGGCCTCGACAACCAGTTCATTCCCGCGGCCGACGGTTACGCTACGGAGCAGATCACTTTTCTGACGCAGGACGAGACCATCATGATCATGGGTGGCCTGCAGTGCGCCACACAGCCCGCCGCCCAGGGTACGTACGCCAAGGTCGGCTAATCATGCGTTTGCCCCTCATTGGCGAGATCACGCCTATCGATGATATCGCGCACCTGGGCAGCTTTTCCTTCCCGGTTACCTGGGACGTGACCGGGACTGATGACGATATCGCTATCGGCGAGGCCGCGCACTCGCTGGACGAGTTGGCGCGCGACACGAAGGAAGCCAAGGAGACAATCGCACGTGCGCTGGTCTCCGTGCGTGGCAAAGCCTTCACCTTTACCAGTGATCCGGTCAAGAATCTGGAGCGCAAGCGCCAGGAAGTCGGGAAGTTCCCCGGCCCGCTGCGTACGGCGCTCATCGCCAGCTACTGGCGGGCCTATGGCCGGTTTGAGATAGAGTGGGACGCGCTGGAGTCGGACCCAAACTCCGAAACCGGACCCGCGACGCCTGGCGGCGCGCCTGGGCAACCGGATTCTATAGCAATCGAACCATCTCCGTTCGCGAAGCCGCTTTCATCGAGTGGTCCCTTGCCGCCGACGAGCGAGAGCGCGCCGCCGCCGCCGCCGAGGCGCGTGACATCGAGACGCGCCACATCGCCCAGGCCCTAGCGCTGGTTGCCTGCGGACGAAAAGGCATCGAGCGCGTGCTGGAATGGGCCATGGAACCCCTCCAGGCCCGAGTCGAAAAGGCGAGCACACAGCGGGACACGCGCGATGATGATACCGCGTTCTTCCAGGACAATGGATTCTTCTATCTCGAGCCGGAGGAGCCGGACATCGCGCCCAATCCCAACGCGCGGCGCCATCAGCAGCAGGCCGCGCTGCAATTCCATGCCGCACGACAACGTTCTTCCCGCATGTAGAGGGCTGATTCATGGCTGACGCCGAATTCGTGATCGCCGCGCGCTTCGACACCACCGACATGGACGCGCAGATCGCCGAACAGCAGGAGCGGCTGCGCACGGCGTTCAACCGCATCCCCGGCATGCCAAAAGCCGAGACCTTCGAGGAAGCGCGCGGACGCATCAACCAGGAGTCCGACGTGGGCATGGGCACGCTGCGCGGCCAGGCACCGGCGTTCGGTCGCGCGGTCAACAGCTACAACACGTTTGCCATGACCGGATCGACACAGGACCAGATCAACCAGCAGAGCCGGCAGGACAAGCAACAGGGCATGGCGCTCAACCGTCAAATGTACCAGCAGAAGCGCCAGAGTCTGCAACTGGCGCAGCAGGAGTACGTCAATCGCGTCAAGGCCATCTCCACCTTCGGTGCGCTGCTCACCGGCAACCCCATGATGGCCCTGCAGAACTGGGCCATGACCAGCGTGGTGGGTGCCTTGGCCGGCCCCCGTACCATGTCTGGATCTGCCAGCCAGGCGGTGCAAGCTGCCGCCGGTGGCACGTCCGGCAGCACTGGACCCGTCTCGGCGCTGGCCAGCGCTATTGGCAGCATTGTGCG